TCATTTATTAGTTTCTATGGAAGAAGGAAGGAGAATAACAGGAATTGAATTAGATGAGGAATATTTTAAAATTGCAGAAGAAAGATTATCACAGCTAAAATCGGAGAGCATTTCTCCTCCCAAACCTAAAGGAATGGGTATCCGAAATGGAAGAGTTATATAAAAAAAATTTCTAATTGATGATTTATGCGAATACTAATTCAACATCTTCATCTGAGTAATCGCCTTCATCGAAATCAACGACAACTGTTGCAATCACGTTTTTCTTAAGTTTCTCAGCAGCGCCTTCCTCAAGCACATACTTAACCTTAAGATCAAACACGATCTCTACAACCTTATCATCGTCATCTTCTAGGCCTAGCTCGATTATGGTGTATTCATAATCTTCGATGTCAACATTTCTTAACTCATCAAATCCGATTATACTATCTTCTAACCATCTAGTCAAAAGTTTATAATCCCGATCTTCGAGCTCTTCTACTGCGACGTCGTAAGCTTCAGCTTCGAGTTCATCGATTTCATCCTCGTACATATCTTCCCATAAGTCGTCAATTCTATCATTATTCAGATCCTTTGCAACTGGTGCATCAGGGAACGCTGGAATAACTACTTCTGGAATAACTACCTCAGCGGCTATTTCTGCTGCTGTTGGTACATTCATTTGTCCGAGAACTTGGGCGGTTACTTTGTCCGATAATGCTTGCTCATCGACCTGGTTCGCGTTTATCATTATCATCGAGACGATGCTCAATGCTGCCAATAAAACAGCGAGGGTGATTAACAGTCCTTTATTTTCCATTTGTAACCTCCATATTTAATTCCAATTATAAGTAAATAATCCTTTATAAAATTTGTTGTTGTCATAAAATTAGACTGTTATCATTCCTAGTCATATAGGGTATTTCTAAACAGATATACAGAACACCACTTTTAAGATGATTTTGACTAAACAACAATACTTTTAAGTGACAATTATGTGCTTATAATAACTGCTAACTGATGAGTGTGGCCGGATTCCAATATGATTTCACGATCCGGTTCTCCGGCCCAACTCTCATCTCCTTAAATAAAATTTATAATAATGTGTACAACTTCTTTCTTCGCATATCTTTGGCCTCTTTACGATCCCCTGGTGATATCCAAAATCACAATAAGGAATATATCTTCCGCCATCATCTTTTAATGGCTTAAAATTGACAACTTGCTTACTGCCTTTGAGTCTCTTTTCCAAATTGCCATTTTTCTTTCTTCTCATAAGATTATCCCTAATTGATTTACTTTGATTCGTATTTTCCTAACCACTTATATCCTGCATTCACTATAAATGGAAGGATTGTTGCAATCACTGTTTCTGCTGAGCCATAATCTATCACTCCTGCTGTGTTTCCAATCCAACCAAGAAGTGCTGCTCCAAGTGTCAATAAAAGAGATTTTCCAATCTTCTTCATTCCAACTACATCAAGTTTTCCGTTTGTTATGATTTTTGCTTTTGCCATGTTTTACCTCCATTTGGATTTAATTATGTGTACAATAAAACCAAGCTGTCAACCTCTGGATTTAATGTACTCCCACTCGCCCTATTTAATTCAACTTTGATTTTTAAATTCTTTCCTACTCCTGATGGAGTTATCAAAGTGTTCAATGATGTGGCTTCTTCCCAACTCACTCCATCATTCAATGAAAAATAAAACTTTGATTCTGTAATGTTTGAACCGGCAACCCTCATCTCTACTGATGTCACGTTTGCACTTGCAGTTTTGCCTATACTGATCCAACTTCCTGTTGATGCATCATCATCTATTAAAACCACTTTTCCTTTATCTATCTTTGTTGATGTGTGACTCCCAGTTTTTGTCTCATCATTAAAATTCACATTAAAAGAAAAATTAAGCTTATTGATATTTTCTGCCTGAATATTCAGATCGTTCTTTTGTGAAACTCTCTGGATTGTTTTTGCCATTCCTGATTCTTCTTCTTCCACTCCTATCTCAGTCCTCCATCCCCCAATCTCAGTTCCAAACTTATGTTTAATCTCAATTGCTTTATATTGGCCTGTGATTTTCTGTCTAGGGATTATGATCCACAGATTTTCTCCTGGTTCTAATGTTTCCAATCCATACGACTTGATTCTTGCTTGTGGATTCCTATTTGTTAATTCTGAAAGTCTGGCCTCTGCGATGTTTTGCACTTTTGCCTCTGTGTTTGCTGAGCTATCTTTTATCATTACTTCTTTGATATCAGTTCCTTCATTCGGACTTATCGCTGTGTAAACTATTGGAAAATTTCCCGCATCTGAACCGATCGCTGTGACTCTTGTTTTCTCATAATAATTGTCCGTTCCCCAATCCATTGTTTTAATAAAATTATCTCCCTCAGTTATTGCTTCATTCTCATTAAGGATCGAGTTTTCTTCAAAATAATGAAAATCCAAATCATCATCTACATACGCATCAAACCCTGCATAGTTGCAGAGTTCCACCACACAGTCCCAGAATGGCTTATACACCCACTCTACGTCCATTGTTTTGCTTGAGGCGGCTACATTTGCATAGGTGATTCCATAAGACGCTGGGAGGGCATCTATGATCGCTTTCAATATGACACTTGGTTCTGTGCTTTCTGCTGAATAACACACTAGATATTCTGTTAATAAGTAGGCCCTATGTCTGCCTTCAATCTCTAAATATTGCCCCTCTGAGCTAATGTTCTCTTTTGTATAATCAATGATCCCAAAAAACTGCAAAGTTGTCGCATCTGTGTTGTCTGCATAAAGTTTGACTGTATCTCCTGCTGAATAAGTTCCTGTTAATTGCCCGAATGCATTGCTCAAAACCATATTAAAAGTTCCAATTCCTGATGTTCCTGGCTTAATCCATACACTATCTGTGACTCTTTTTGTCAAATCGTCTCCTGCCACTTCAATCTTAATCTTCGTATTTCTCGCTTTTGGGATTGGGATAAATATCTCACTTGTTTCTCTCATCAGAAGAACCCCACACAATCGACACATCTTGAATCTATGAATAATGTCGGATTTAAAATCCTCTTAACATCCGGATCACATGAATCTAAGTCTGCCCATAGCCAGATATTCTTATTTGCACTCTGCGCGAGATTGGATCCTACTTCTTGCCATGTCGTATTTAATTGATTGGTCCCTTTTGTGCTTGTTGCACTCCACGTGAGGTTCATGCAACTAAAACTCTCATTAACTTTCATTAAAATATCCATATCTTTTCCACCATAATTCTGTGTTGTGAAGTTATAACTTGGCTTAATTGTTGTTTGCCCATACGCTGTCACATTCTTCGAACTGCTTGTTTTTGGCAAAAAGAATAATTTGTCTGTCCAGGTGAATGGCCTTGTTATCAAATACTTTGAAAAATAACCAATTATACTTAATGTTTCATTGTTTGTTGTATCTCCCTGCTCAAAGGTGAATATATCAATTGTGTCATTTCCTCCTGCATAATCTATCCGGACATCATTCACAGTCACGTTTCCTGATGATCCTACAATTAAATCAATTGGGATATTAACTGTTCCGCTTGTGAAACTACTCAAATAAGCTGCTAGGATTGTACTGTCCAATATCACTGGGTTTGGATCATAAGAATAACTTATGTTTATTGCATGCACTCTCAGGCTTCCTGGTGTTCCGCTTAATAAATAATAAGGCACTAAACAATAACCATCTGACTCTGGAGAGCAATCTGTCAAGTATTCTGTGATGTTTGCTGCCAAGTCCACACTTTGAGTATTCCCTGTATAATTTCCTGTTGCATTCCACTCATAATCTGAATCTAATTCTCCGATCGTTATCTTTGGATCTGTTGTTAAATCCACCATTACTGTCTTAACCATGAAATCCCATGCTGTGAAGTTCGTTGCTCCGGCCCACGCTTCTCCGTTTGCGTATGGATTCAAGTTGTTAATATCCCAAAAGCTTGAGGTTCCTGCAGAGGAAAGTGAGACATAGTGAGTTGTTCCTGGAGTTAGTGCGCTGTCTGTAATATCATAATAAACCCATGATCCTGATCCTGCATCTCTAAAATTAACCGTATCTGATGATTTCTCGCTTCCACCTCTTGTTGTTCCTATTTGGATTGTGAAGTCTGCTTGGTTTGCTCCATTGTCTGTAATGTGCAACCATACTCCAGTCAAATTTTCTGTTTCAGGTATAAATGATTGACTCAGTTCGTTTGCTGATGAAATTACATAACCATAATTATCTGTTGTTGTGGTTGTCACTTCTACGAATGGTTGTGAGATTGTTCCAGTCACATTAAAAATTGCTGTTGATATTGTTGCTAATGGTGGGAGCCTCAATGTTGCAGTTGATGTTGTTACTCCATCCATTAAAAAAGTGCTATTCGAACCATCTGATGTTAATCTCAAATAATTCTCATATGCTCCATCTCCTGAATGTGCATGTGCTCTAATTGTTATATTGCTCACGCTTGCATTATTACAGGAGTCTGGGATTGGGATTGCTAGAGTAACTCCTGCACTTCCACTTCCAAGAGATTCTTCTGTTCCGCTTGCTGTCATGCAATAATAATCCATTGGAGCCCCAGCCCCAACAGCCATTAAATCAGTTCTTGTTCCTCCAGTTGTTTTCTCGAATACCATTGTCGTGTTTTCATTTGCTGTTGCGAATGATTGTGTTGTTTCGTCTCTATCACAATTCCATGCTCCTGGATTAAATGCATACCAATCTGTTGAAGTACACTCAAATGGATAATAAATCGAGGTTAATGTTACACCTGCATCTCCTGTGATATTCTGCAAGATTTGTGTGCCATCAACAAATAAAGGGATCGTATTGCTCAAAGTTCCATTAATTTTTAATCTGATATTTGTTGCATCTACTCCTGATAAATTAACCGAGATATTGTCCACTCTATCCAGCGCATTCACTTGGAATCCGAACTCATCTGAAAGGGAATCATATTCTGGATCTACATCCCATTCCATGTCTACCTCATAAATTCTATATGCATCCCCACTGTCAATCTCATGATGTAGTATAACTTGATAATCAAATGTTGAATTAAGACATCTATATTCTATCCAATTTCCCGCTGGAAATCCCCACAAATACATATAAGCATACATTACTAGTTTCCCGTCTCCATAAGGATCTACGCATTCTGATGGGATATCAATATTCTCCGAAGCATTTCCATCCTTTATCGCCCATTGAATATCGCTAGTGTTTACATTACCTGGGATAGTATAATTATAAAAAATACCTCCTTGTCCAAGTCCAGAACTTGGTTCTGCATAAGTGAAATAATTCCCATCATAAGTATATATTGGTTCATGTCCTGCTTCCCAGCTTTCAAATTCATCTCCTACTACCAATGTTGTTCCTACAAAAGTATAATTTTTCTCTGTTGTTGAATCATTAAAAGTGTTTTTTCTAAAATAAGAAATATTAAAATTAAAGTTTGCTGTTGGAGTTCCGCACGTATAATTGTCACCATAATCTGGATGGTCAATATTCACACAAACTGTTGCCGCGCCTGTCAAATTAGTTGAAATATTCAAAGAGTGTCCTAGCTCTACATTCATTGATGTTGAGATACTTGTTTCTGCTGAGGTGTTCAGCCCATACCAAAATGGATCTAAATATTCGCCGCCTACTCCAACTCCCCATTTAATAAAATCTTCCGGGTTCTCTTTTAATCCTACTAACATATAATCTTGACAATCGTATCTCGCAAATCTGTGAACATAAATCCGATCCTTTCTCGGCTTGGTTGCGTTTGTGAAGTTCTCATATCTCCATCCTTTTGTGCTTGCATTAATTCCTTGTGCATATAAAAATTCTTTCTTAAATCTTCCATCTTTAAAAAAAATCCAATAGTCTTTTATCGTCGGTGAGAAATCCATTTTAAAACTATCCGGATTATAAATGTCATAATTGTCAGGCCCTAAGTTACAAATCTTCCCATAAGACACACAAGGATCCTCTGGAGTTCCCATACAAACATCATCACTTCCTGTGATTGTAAATCCTACCGCCATCAAAACAAAAAATAAAGCTGTGATTGTTGTTATTGCTCCACCTGCTATAATTGCGTACTTACTATTTACTCGGTTCAAATAAATTCTTTTGTTTCCCATTATGCATTTGTACTAGATTGAACTAATTTCAAAGTCCATGTGCATCTAGTTGGATCTCCTTCTGTGTATGTTGAATCAAAATCAAATATTTTTACTTTGATTGTTCCTCTGATATCATCTACTAATGTCAATGGATATCCTGCATCAGTATCTTGGTGTCCTTGAATCAATGCTTGGATAGAATCAATAAAAGTTTTCACTGCCGCAGTATTTGCTCCCCTAAAATTCCCAGTAAAATTAATTAATTTTGTAACTCCACCAAAATCAAAGACATCTGTTTCTGCTGCATCTGATAAATATAAAGGTAGCACTGTCAAAACTGATTCTTTTCTTGAATTGTTTTCTGTGATAACTCTATCAGTGCCGTTGTGTAGGATTATCCCGCCGATTGTTGTGTTGGCCATTTTTAACCTCCTTCAATAATTTAATAATTTCATTCACTTTGAGCTTGAGCATTGTTATGTCATTCTGCATGGAGTTGAATTTCTGAATTTCTTGTGCATCCATTAGATAATCCCCCGACTCTTTAATTCCATTTGGGTGATTCTGCTTGCTCTTCTTGCTAGTGCATCCATGTCCATATTGCTCTGAACTCCTCCGGTGATGTTGAATACTGGGCTTATTGTGACTGGCCCTCCACCTTTTCCAACTTTTGTTCTTGGAACTACTTCTTCTCCTCGATGTAATTTATACATCCCATCTTGGGGCACGTTCTTAATTCCTACTTGTCCTCCTCCGAGATTCTTCCACGCCCAACTCCATGCGAATTTAAATCCACTAAATGCTTTAGTTATGCTTTTTGTAATTCTTCCATATAAAAAGTTTCCAATTCCACCCATCCAACCACCAATGTTACTGAATGCTCCTGTTATTTTATCCCATAACCATTTTCCAAAATTCCATCCCCAAGACCAAATCTTCACGAGCTGATTCCACATCCATGTTGGGAAGCTCCATTGCCACTTCCAAATTTTAACAATTTGATTCCATAACCATGTTGGGAAGCTCCACGCCCAACTCCATATTCCTTTTACTTGTTCCCACATCCATGCCGGCAAGTCGTATGTCCAATTCCATATTGAAGTTACTTTGTCCCACACCCATGCTCCAAATCCAACGATCGTATCTAACACCCACTTTCCAAAGTCTGCAATCGCCATCCCTACTTTCTTCCAAGGTACTTGAAATAATAACGCAATAACTAATCCAATCAATGCTCCGGCTGCTGCTCCGATTAGTCCTCCTAATGCCCCGATCGCTGCGCCTGCCAATGCACCTCCTCCAGCCCCCATTGCTCCTGCAACTACTGCTTTTCCGATTTTGGATTTTCTTGTCCACTTGAGCCACGCCACCGCTGCCTTCATAAGTACGATCGCCAATGGTCTTAATAATGTTGCCAAAAAGTCTCCAAATGGCCTAAAAAAAATCATAAATGCTCTCCCAAAAATAGATAAAATTCCCCTTAAATAAGGACTTGATTTCCTCATCAATCCTAGTGCAGCTCCTGCAATTATTCCTATAATTCCTAGCTTGGTTGCTACTTTTCCAAGCCCTTTCGATATTCCTCCAAGACCTCCAACACTTCCTCCGCTTCCTCCTCCTGATCTTGTTGCTTGTGTTTTACCACCAACTCCAATTGAACGGAAAGATTTTGTTATCTGTGCGGCTATCTTTTCTCCGATCTGTTTACCGACCTTTTCACCCTCTCGACCACCTTTAATAGTAATTGGGACTTGTACTTCGAATCCTGTTCCAGCCATTTTGTTATTTACTTTTCAGCACTGAGTTTCTCTTGCTTTTTGATTTCTCTCTCCAACTCGACAAAATAAACCATTCTGTCATAAGGTAGATCGTCCACCTGCTTTGGAGTGTATCCAAACCTATTAGCAAAAAACCAGTAAGTAAACTCCAAAGAGACTTCCGGATCATCAAGGTAGTTGCCTTTGATACTTTCCCTTATTCTAAATTTTTTTTTTCTGTCGGTTCAGCAAAGAAGCTGTACTCTTCGAAGATATAGTCTGTGACTTCGCATGGAAGTGACTTGATTGTTGCCATGTCAATTCCAAACGGTGCCTCTATTATAGCTTCTATGAGAATCTTCTCTTGTATTTCCGTCTCGTCAACTGTCACTTGAGGTTGCCCTCCTAGAATTTTCGTCTTGGTGCATTGACTTCGAATTTGATTCCTTTTTCCTGTCGATAGTTTTCTGATTTTCACAGTTACTTCTTCGCCATTTACTAATAAAGGAATATCCTTAGTCTGCTCCATGATTCTATTCTTCGCGTCAATTTTTAGATCTGGAATGTTTTGCTTGTTTTGTTCTTCAGCCATTTTAAATGTTTGTGCTTGCTGCCGGTGCCGCTAGAATATCATTTGTATAAATGATATTTGTACATCCTCGCGCCCATCCAGTCACATCTTCTTTTATCATTTCGTTTGCATTTTGAGGAAGAGTTTCTTCTGAGATATGAACTCCTGTCAAATTGATATCTAGGATATCCCCATCATCATTTGTGAATGTCAATTCTAGTATTGCAATTTCTGTTCCAGAACCTGTGTCTGGAGCTGTTGCTGAATTTGTTCCATTCATAAAATAAGTCAATAGATCTGTGTAATCGTTGAATGCTGCTGTACATGCGAAATTGTATTCCCTATTCTTTGCAACTACTCCTGTCATGAATCTACTTCCAACTCCATAAACTGCTTCTGCATTATTTACTATTGTCAATTCGAATGTTTGGATCGCTGCAATTGTTGTTCCATCGGGCATTTCTATGCTCCCATGCGCGAATGTGAATATCGGTTCAACATCTGCTAAGTTTGCCAATTTTGAAGTTCCGAGATTTTCATATCTATAAAGTCCATCTAAACTGAATTTTAAAGCCTCATTAACTGCTGCTGAAATTGTACACTCGTTTACTACGCATCCAATTAAGTCTGCTGCGAAGTCTGTTGTTCCCAACTCCATGCTTGTGGTTGTTGTAAAACTTGGTAAGATATCCGCTTCGGTGTAAGTGTGAGTATATGCTCCAGGTGTTCCTCCGTCTGAATTTGCTCCTAAAACTCCCAATAACCAATAAGCATTTGAGACCATTCCATTAATTGTGAATTGTCCGCCATACTGTTTGTTAACTGTTGCTGTTGCATTTCTTGCTCCAACACCAAAAACTCTTTCAGAATTGTTTGTTCTTGAGATTGATACCTCAACTCCTTGCCCAAAGGGCATATAAGTCTCTCCAGATTTTGTGTGACTGGCTGCCGCCAATGCCCATCCGTCCATATCTTCAAATGCATACAGACAAACCGACTGACCACCGCCAATATATGTTTGTGCCATTATTTAACCTCCTCGGATTTAATTTGAGTATGATCTTCTTCTGCCTTTTTTACAAGTTTTTCTCTTTTTTCGTCTCTTTGTTTCTTCCCCTTCTTAGAATTAATAGGTGCTAGCTCTTCTTTCCCTTCAATTTGGCTCTCAGGCTTGTCCTCTGCGACTTTTAATCCTTTTATGGCCTTATCCTTCTCTGCCTTCGTTATGTGCCCTGCTGCGAAGTTTGTCATGATTGTTTTTAGTTTTTTATTTGCCATTTTTATTCTGCTGTGTCTACCTCAAACATCCCCATCAAATCAATATTTTTTGACATGATCTCTTGCTTTTTTTCAGGATCATCAATTGTTGGGCCTATTCCTGTTGTTTTAATGAATTTCAGATAATAAAAAGCTTTCGCATTATTATGATATGCTTCTTTGATTGTGTTGATGTATCCATCCAGGGCATCTGATGTCTTGCAATAAATAACTACTGTGAATGCTACATTTGATATAAAAGTCTCTCCTCCAATTCCCAGGGCATCCATGTTCACATTTAATAAATCCACTGCTATTCTTGGATATGAATCGATTGTCAGATCATCTCTTGGAAAGTCTGGGTATATTTTGTCTGTTCCATAATCATGTGGGATACTCCAAGCCCCTGTTTGATTTGCTATAAATGTTATTACGGTACTTGCAGTCCCATAAGCCACAGTATAATCTGTCCCTAATGTTTTCAAAACTGAGGCAATTGTAACTGATCTAATATTTTTTATACCTGCTGTAGAAATAGTGATTGTTTTTGTTCCAGAGATGGTTCCGGTGTCTGTTGCGGTTGTCACTCCTCGCTGTGAAATTGTAAATATGTTTTGGTTCCTTAAAAATACTACTTGCTCTTGCTTAATTTTTTGTATGTCCATTCTCTTGAATTTCCTGCCACTTGGCGTAATCATCCCGAGCCCTTTGACTCATGTTTGGGTTAATGTAATATTCCTAACAAATCTTATTATTTAAATATTGTTATTCACTCGTTATCACATCTTCAATGATTTCTTTTAGCTTGTTCATGATCGTTCTTCTAATAAATGGGTTTGGCCTGTTCCCTGGATGTTTGACTTCCTTCGCAAATGCAAATTTTGCTTTTGCTCCCTTTTTCCCAAGTCTAGCTTTTCTTCCTGGCTCAAATTTTAATGCATCTTTGTCCTTCGGTTTAATAATATGCGGTGCTGATCCAAACTCTACAAATTGCCCATAATCTGCCATCCAAATCATAACCCCTCCAGTCACTTCTCGAACCTTAATAGAATTTTTTAATCTCCCTGTATCAACCGGGCACGCCAACATCAACTCGTTTTGTAATCTCAAAGCAATAATTGGAAGTGATCTCTCAATCTTCTCTTTAATCTCATTCATCTTTAATATAAAATAATCCACCGACTTTGAATACTGTGGTCCCATTAAAGTCTCTTGTGCTTATTTCTTCAACCCTATAAACTTTCGAGTCATGTGTTATTTTGTCGTATTTATTTAGCGTGGTTGATGGCCCAATAAACACTCTCGCATCATAAACTTTAGTTAATCCTGCTTTGTCTAACTCATGCTTTTGTGTGTAAGGATCCCAAACAATATCAATATTCTCATCAGTTCCATCCGCATAAGTTTTATCTCCATGAAAGTCTGTTGTTTTTGTTACTGGAGTTCTTATTGCCACCACTCCAAAATCATTTAATGGCCCGTTCTCGAAATCACTCCCTAGTCCTGGAACTGAGCTTTGATAATAATTAACTATGATCGACATATCATCCCACAACTTATTCACGAAGGTTATTGTTGTTGAGGCTGCCAAATGACTAACGGTATAATCTGTTGTTAATGTTAAAGCCAACCCACTCACATAAACGAGCATCCCTGGTTGTGCTGTTTGTCCAGTATTGGATAAAGTCAATATTCTACTTGCGGTTCCTGTGCTCCCAGTACAATCTGCTCCAGTATAATTTTCTGTTGTTAATGTTGCCATTATATCTTCAATCTCCTTTTTCTTTTAAACATTGTTCTTGATGGAATCATTATCAAGAAAAATAATCTTATAATCTCACATCCATCACTAAAATAAAAGGTTGTTGCACTTGGAGGAGCATTTCTATTTGTTAAATTTAAATTTGCTGAACAATTAAAATATCCTGAACTTCCAATCCAACTTAAATTTCCTGTTCCAAGATTGCATGCAATTGTTAAATTACAAGAATGGCTCATATTCACTTCCCAATTAGTATCTACTCCTGCACAAGTACAAGAATCTGATGGTCCTGATTCTGTATAATAAACTGTTATTGCCATGTGGTCAACCTGTGCAAGTGGTCCAGAACCAAAAACTCGAACATCATCAGTAGATAAAACAACACCAAAATCAATATCATTAATATCTGTATCACTCCAACTTTCATTCCATAAATCAGAAGAATTCCCATAAGTTACAGTTGACTCAACACCCCATACCCATTCAACTGGAGAAGCTTTATTTTCAGAACCTATTGAACCATCTGCTAAAACTAATTTAACAGCATTGTCTGTTATTGTATCTGGAGGAACTCCTCCTAAGGCTCTTAGTCTTTCTATGGAAACTACAATTCCATCAATAGAATCACTTGAAACTGCAAACCCAAAATTTGTTGCTTTTAAATAATGAGTTTGGCCCCAAACAGTATTTTGTGCGTAAGCATCATCACTCACTTTTGCATTATCTATATTAGTCCAATTAGCAGATCCAACAGCATTATCATTAGCCATTGTTCCTGGATCTGTTAATCCAGTGTCTGGATCAATCATTCTTAGCTTTCCTGTTTTTCCATCAATAATCTTAAAGACTAATTTTTCATCTTTATAAGTTGTAGAAATATTTTGTTTTATTTCTGCCTGATTAAAATCAATATAAAGATCATCCATCCAAAACTTATTATCTTTAAATTCTGTTTTAAAACCAACACAATTTATTTTATAAGACATAGAATTAACTTCCGTTCCAGCATCTGTAGTAAAATAATATCCTCCTCGATGTTCTATTATTATTGCCTCAGATTGTACTGCCTCTAAAACATTAACTTTTTCATATTCCAATTCAAACTCACATTCTTTATTATCTAATGTTTTAAATTTAAATTTATTATCTTCAAATTCTACTTCCAAATAATCTTCTACAGGAATAAATTCTCCATTATATTCTATGTTAACCTGATTTAAATAACCAGCAGCAACACACTTACCATCAATACAAGTTGTATCTGTTTGAGGAGTCCTAATTATTTTTGGAGGATCAAACAACCTTACTTGCTTTGTAAAATCTTCTGAATCTGGCCTGTACTTAACTGTTAATTTTCCTTCATCTCTATTTGCATAACCCCAAATCCTCGAATAATAATTTCCATCTTCCCATTCGATTCTCATGTTATGTCCAAATTCTTGAGGGCTTGAAATATCTTTAATTGTTTCTCCAGAATAATCTAATTTTGTAACTTCATAAACTAAAATATATCCTTCTCCATTCAAAACATTTATCTCGTGAGAAATTGGAAATAATTTAATATCTTTTTCATTTCCATCAAAAGTATAAGTATCAATCACAGTCACATTATTTTTAAAATTAGCAGTACGAATTATTGTTATAATTTCATCATTAACAAAAGATTCAACTGTTCTTGAACTAGCACGCATTTTAGTTGTCCCATCAAACATTAAAGAATATTCTTGTCCTGCTAACGCCCAAGAATCATTTTCCCAAACTTTAAAAGTAGAATAAGTTTTCCCAACATCAATCCTAACATTATTAGGAAGTAAAACATAAACAGACGCAGTTAATAAAACCAATACTAAAATCCCTATTATATATTTGTTTGCCATTTTTCATTTTTATGCTGCCCCGCAATCTTTTCCTCCGCTTGGCCAGTACATGCAGGAGTCTGTTGCGTTTGTGTACCAATTACAAGCAGTATCAAAACAGGTGATATTAATTGTTGTTGCATCAAAATGCGCCGCACTAATTGGTTCATAATTATTATCCAATAAAGTTGTTAGATCCGCTTCTGAATCATAATATTGATCATCAAGTGCATCATGTCCAATTGTGATTACTACTGCATTATAGGCTCCTGTTACAGTTGCATCTCCTCCATCATTTGCAAGACTATCTCCTAGTTCCACATATTCATCGTCGAAAGCTCCTGTGTTTAAAGTACATCCATCCTCAGTACCATCACAACTAAACTCTCCGAAATCTTCATTAGTCATTTCATCATCATCGATTGTAGCTCCAAATGGACTTGCTTGTAAAAACAATCCAACAGCCCAATCGTATATTTGATCTGCTGTGCTCAAATGAGTTGTGTCTGCATCTGAAGGTGTGGCCACTGGTATTCCAGTAAAATTATCCCAACTCTCAGCTCTATAAAGTGCATCTGCCTCTACTGTAGTCGAATAGTCCCCCTTATCTGCGCTCCAATTGCCCACAAGTCCAACAAGGTCTGCAATTGCTACGTAACTGCTCAAATCTACTGCCGCATTAACAAGACTCGTCACGTGCCCGAATCCATCCAATACTACATCTTGAATAAATGTATTTCCTGAATTGTCATCGCTTGCTTGGCTGCTTGTGTCTGAATGATTAATCTCTGTTCCTACAAGACTTATTCCTGATCCGTTTGTGTATGTTGTATCATCATCCGCCTCACAATCCAAATTATTCCCATTCAAAAAATAATGATTTCCCGCAGCACATGCAGTATCAAAATCTATCCCTGCTTCTGGAATTGCATCACCTGAAACTTCTGAACCATCAAAATTAATTGTTATTGTGTCTGTTGCAGAAACAACTGTATCAATCCCATTTGTTCCTCCTAGAATACTCGCCACATTTGTTGTGTCAATTGTTTCTGGAGTTCCAGTATCTCCATCAATATTAAATTCATAAGCTCCTGCCCCTGCATCATCTGCTTCACAATTCCAAACTGCTCCAGCCATTTTCCAAACTTCATTATCTGAACAAGTTGCTAAATTAAATTGATTTCCAACTAAACTTATTGCAGATCCATTTGTGTATATTGTATCATCATCAGTTTCACAAGCAAGATTATTTCCTGAGACATATAAATGCGAACCTGCAGCACAAGCTGTATTAAAATCAATTTTTAATTCAGTAATCTCATCAGTATCAATTACCGTATCTAAATCATTTGAAGTATCCCAAAAACTTGCAAAACTAACTGCTGCATTTGTTATTGAAGTAATGTGGCCATAAGCATCTAAAGCAATATCTTGAATAAAAGTATTTCCTGAATTATCATCACTAGCTTGAGAGCTCGTATCTGAATGGCCGAATGTTGTCCCAACTAAAGAGATCCCAGTTGTGTTGTCATAAGTCGTATCATCGTCTGTTTCACAGGCCAAATTGTTCCCACTTACATACAAGTGACTTCCTGCCCCACAAACTGTATTAAAGTCCACCTTGAGCTCTGTTATCTCGTCTGTGGCTATCACTGTGTCAATATCTGTACTTGTATCCCAATAATCACTCTTATCTGCTGACCAATTCCCTACAAGTGTTACTACTTGTCCTCCAGTCAATTGCGTATCGTTGTCTCTCGAATCCATTGTGGCATTCAAATAAGTCATATTCGCCCCGAACACTGTTCCCGCTAATTCTAAACCAACCCCTGCTGTGTAAGTAGTATCATCATCAGTCTCACATGCGAGATTATTTCCGCTTACATACAAATGACTCCCGGCTCCGCAAACAGTATTAAAATCAATCTTCAATTCTGTGATTTCATCGGTTGCAATTACATCATCTAGGTCTGTACTTGCATTCCAATAATCTGCTTTGTCTGCACTCCAATTTCCTACTAAATCCACGATGTCTGCTATGGCCACATAATCACTAATTGAGAAGTCTGTCGCGTTATAATAATTATATCCTGCTAATGTTGAAGATGTCACATAATCACTAATCACAAAGTCACTTGAGTTGTAATAATTAAATGCTAGCACTTCAGAACTTGTGAAATAATCACTAATCACAAAGTCACTTGAGTTGTAATATCCGAAGTCTGTTATTTCAGCCTTGGTGAAATAATCTGTTATCACGAAGTCTGTTGAATTATAATATCCGAATGCCACTATCTCTGCTGTTGTAGAATAATCTGTCTTATCAGCTGACCAATTTCCAACTAATCCTACAAGATCAGCTGTGGCCACGAAGGTGTTTGTTACCCATGTTGTTGTTGCATATCCTAATCCAATAACCCAATCGTATATTTGCTTAGCTGTGCTCACATGTGTCGTATCACTCGCGCTTGGTGTTGCAGTTGGGATTCCTGTGAAGTTGTCCCACGCTGTAAAAATAGGATCTGTTTCTGTTTGGAGATAGGCCTGTGCTACCACCCAATCATATAAAGAAGTATTCGCTGCAACTATCTGTGCATCTGTTTGAGTAATATTGTAATAATCTGTTTTGTCTGCTGACCAGTTCCCTACCATCACAATCACTTGGGCCCCTGACAATTGAGTGTTATCATCCCGCGCATCCATTGTATTATTGAGATAAGTCATATTTGCACTGAACAATGTGCCTGTTAATTCTAGACCTGTTCCTGCAGTATATGTTGTATCACTATCTCTTGCATCTGTGATTGTTGTAATTGTGGCATTTAATACTGTTTCATTCAAAAAGAAATAATTGGATCCATTCTTATAAATATAATTTCCCCCTGCATAGTAGATTGTTCCTACTACTAGCTCTGCTATATTGTAACAATTAGCTTCTCCTAAATCACAATAATAAGATGCACTTATGTTTGTTGCATTTATAATCTCATAAGTATTTCTTAGGTTGATATCTCCCTGGGGTGTGAAGTCTGCTGCTCCAACTAATCCAATTGTTAAAAATAACATCATTCCTAAAATTAAAACTTTTATTGAACTGTCCATCTTGGCCTCACTTGAGACATGATTAAGTCTCTTTCTTTAGTTAATTGATTTGCAGTCTCCCTCCACTGTGTGTACGGTTCACCTTTTTGAACTCTTAATTCTCCTAATCCATAACCTACAATATCTGTATAAGATTGGCCCACGATCCTCGCAACCATCGAAATCGCACATGCATAATTCATTATTTTTGTAAATAAGGCATTAACTTCTAATTTGGTTACTGTGCTGCCTGAAACATGTCCATACATTAATGCATCCACTGTGATCTCTCCGGTCCCTGTTCCTGTGATTTTTGCGCTCTCTGAATATCCATCCATCCCTTCAATATTAATCCAATCTCCAGTTGAGAATCCTGTTTCACTTGTCACGCTTAATGCCACAGTTGTTCCTTTCACACTCACTGCATCTGTTGCTGTATTAATCTCACTTGCTTCTAGACTTCCATGAGTATATTTGATTGTGACTTTCTTGGCCCTATTGATAAATCTTGTTTGAGTTGCACTAGCTGATAATTTGATTTTACCTGATTCTCTATAAACTGTCAAATTGTCCGTATCTTCCTGAGTCCCATTATTGTATAAATCTGTTACTCTCAAAACTGGGTTCTTTCTTAACATCATCACATTTGTTCCATCTCCATCTCGAATCTCTATTAATTCTTGAGGTGCAAATTTTGTATTATAAAATCTCTCTACTTGTGGTTCTATTTCATCAATAATTGCCTTAACATCAGCATCGCTGATTTCTCCAACTAAGATTCCACTTGTTCTTCTCACACTTACCAAAGTGATAAAGTCTCCGTCATAAACTCCCATTATCTAGCCGCCCCCCATACTATTAATCCTGTTACAAGACTTCCCAAAATTGTTATTAAAATTGTAACCCATGGAGGCATCCTTGTTGATAAATGATTATAAAGTGTTTCATTTGTTGTTTTTAGATTGTGAAACTCTCCCCTAATCTCTTTTTTAAATTCTTTAAAATCTGAACTCATGTTCTCAATCATGTTTCTACTAACTTTTCCAAAAGCACATCCTCCATTAACCATTTTCTTATTTACCATATTCTCCTTTTAATTTCTCTTCCACGTCATCCCTAAACGGAAGAGATTCCCCCTGTTTAATTTTTTCGAGTAATTTTTCTTTGGTTCCCCACTCTACAATATCCTTTGCAGTTTTCTTTCCGATTCCATTAATTGATTTTAATTCCTTAAAGAATAAGTCATCTGGAGTATAATCTACAACTTTCTCGATTTGTTTTGTTTCAACGATCGTCTTGCCTATGGATCCTTTTGTGGCCTCTAGGCACTCAAAACCGAGTTTGTTTCCTCGCTTCCTGGACAATTCAATTGTCTCTCCTTTTCTTATGGTGATCCAATCGTACCCTTCTTTTAAGTTCCCTGTTCGGATTTTCTTGGATTCACCGTTATTGGTAAATCTCATTTTAATTCCTGAATGTGACTGTCATGGTTACAGTTTCAGCTGCGGCCGCATTTGCTAGCGTTAACTTCAACTTTCCAAAAACTGCATAAGGTACTTGAACTGGGAACGTTGCTGCGTACAAACTATTTGCTGCGCCTGCATTGTCCACTGTCACAACCCTTGGATAGTAAGTCGAATCGGTGTTCCCGGTATAATCGAGAATTGCCTGTGCGACTGGCTCTCCTACAGAATCTAGGTTGATATCCATTGAGTTCCCGGTTACATCGAATGCAACCTTCAAAATCTCTCCTTGGATAGTTTCACTTGTAGCTGTCGCCCCTGTGGCTCCGGCTGCAACTGTTGCCTTCAGTCTGATTTGTTGTATCATTTTTCTTTGCTTCTCCGTTTAATTGGTGAGGATTTTAAGGCCTTCCTCTTGGCCTTCTCCTAAATAAAAAATAAAAAATAAAAAAATTTAATTATTGCTTTTGAGCTTCTTCTCTTTCTTGGTTACAAGTATACTGTGCGAAATCTGATTCCTCAACTTCATGCTCTTCCTGACTAGATTTTTTCTTTGCCATTTTAAGCTGATGAATTGAAATCAATTAGTGCGCCGCCTGTTGTTGAACCGGAATAATTCAAAACTCCAATATCTCCTGTATTATCAGTGATTGTTATGTCCCAAGTTCCAGCTAACAAGTTTCTCATAACTGCGCCTTGTCCTTGAGTAGTATTTCCTGCGAACTTAATTGCAGTCGTACTTTCATTTGAGATTCCTGAAAACAAGTTATCATTAACTCTCCAGAATCCTCGATTAGTTCCAGTTTCTACAACGCTTATACCGATAGTATCTACTGGTACATTGAATGTGTTATTTAAAACAGACATTCTTGTTCCACTTACTACTACGGCTGCTGTTACAAATGCTGCGAAATGATTCCTCTCAATTACAGTATTAACTGCGTCACATTGTGTTGCTACTCCGAAACCACCGGCTCCGCCCATTGCTATACCGAATGTTGCAGTACCTGCTCCATCAATATTACAATCATGAATCCAAGTTTGATAAACTGCGGTACCAACTCCTAATGCTACACTTCCAATACAGATTGCTGGGTATGCAATTCTACAAGATAATGTTAACCCTGCGATTTCTACCCTGTCTGCTGTAATTGTAAACATTGGGCTTGTTCCTGCGATTATCCTCAAAGCTGCTGCTTGCCTACCATTTGCTCCGTTACAACCAAATATCTTCAATCCTGTCTGAGTGATTGCTATCCCCCCAGTCGCGATTGTTTCAATTGAGTTTTCTGCTACAAGAATTACATCGTAATTTCCTGCTGCAGTAACTGCTTCAGCTAATGTCAAAAAGGCTGCATCTGGACTAAGTCCATCTCCACTTGATGCTGGTGCAGTTTTACCTGAATCAACATACCAAATTTGAGAATCTTTCTTCACAGTAATGTTTCCGACTCCTTGGTCAAAACTACAATTCCCTGTAAATCTTCGATCGCCAGTATAAACTCCACTAACTACTCCATCTTTTCCCATTTTATGTTAAAAGACAATTTAGTAAGCGTAAATAATGATAGTTTTCTTACCTGTGTCTAATCCACCAAGGTCTACTGTCAAAGTACTTGAGCTAACTGATGTTATCGGTGCTTCAAGCACTGCTACACTTCCAGTTGTTGTTTCATCAAAGACATGAACTCCATGAATGTTTGTACATCCAAATTCAGACAAATCAATCGTTACATCATCTGTTCCACCAACTACTGTTGCTGGGCAAACTACTGCTACGATTTTCATTCCTGCATTCGGAGCTACTTCTGTGATTACACAATCGTCCTCTGCTACTATTGTTGTCATATTTTTTTATCCTCCTATGATTTAATTTCAATTTGATGTGGAGTTTTTTCTCCAGCTTGTTTTAATCCCTAGCTCGGATAATTCTAAAAATAAAAAATAAAAAATTTAATTACTTTACGCAATATTATCAATGAAACTATTGAAAGCTGTATTCTTGATTACTAGAGCTTCGTAGATCTTCAACATGAACTTTTGCGAATCGTTGGTTTTAGCCAAATCTTCGTAAGTCATATCTTGAAGCACTCTCATTTCAATCCAGTCTGTATCTAAAAAGAATATTTGTTTTGCACCTGATGTGTTTGACAAAAATCTTGATGGAATAACTGGGATTGCTCCCGCCATTGTCTGTAATACTAAACTAGCATTTACACCGAATGGTAAGTTTGCGCCTGTGACATCACTTGGATTATATCTGAATGTATCAACTATAATCTTTCTTAGATCTTGTAAAACTGCACTTGAACATACTGCGATTTTTGGCCTTCCACCATCATCGTAAGCATATCGTACTGCTGTTTCTACATCGTCCCAAGTAAGTGCTCCACTATCCAAGTCCAACTGATTAGTTGTACTTTGCTGAACTACAATTCCTGAGAATTGAGTTGCAGTTGTAGATGCGTCACCATTCACAATAAGATTCTCTTCTAGCTCTCTTAATTCCCTAGCTTTCATAACTACTTCAAGTTGCTTTGCGTTTGGGATTCCTGTCGAACTGAATGGATCTCCACCAAGTCCGATTCCGGATGGCTGAAAGCCTTCCAGGATATAGCTAGGCATTGCTGATTGTACTTGTCCAGTTATTCTTCCAACTGCATACAAGAATTTAATCGCTACGCTTTCTCTATCATAGGTATCTGTTGTTTCTGGGAGAGCTGCATCTTCTGCTGCTGTGTAAGCCCCGCCTTTTGCTGTGATCTTATTGTAATCTGCTGTAAGTCCTTGATTTGTAACTCGCGAGATAATCTCCACCAATGGTGTTTCTTTTCTCGTTACGTCAACAACTCTTGGATCCACTGCGATTGGGATCATTGCATATCCAGTTGTTCCTACTCCGCCTGCTTGAGATGATAATGCTTTGAATCCGATATCAAATGCATCTTTCAATGCAGGTCTCATATCGATTCCGTTCCATCCGTCAACATACCTAGTTCCGTCCGCCAAAGCCCCAAATGAATGTGAGTAAGATCCTTTGACATTAATATTTCCTACCAATGCTGTTCCTTTTCCTTCCATTTTAAGCTATGAGGTCTAGAGGATTACGAGATTTAACTTCGAAGTTCTCAGTTTTATCTTTCGCTTCAACTTTACTTTTTCTGACTGGAGCTTTTAGCTTCGCCTTCAATTCTGCATTTTCTTTCTTCAAAGCTTTCACTTCTTCTGAATCTTCTGCAGGCTCTTCAGCTGCTTCTTCTTTGGCTTCCGCTTCAACTTCTGCTTCTGCTTCTACCTCTTCGTCTTTTGCTTCAACTTCTGCTTCTGCTTCTTTCGGAGCTTCTGCTTCAGGTGCTGCTTCGGTTGTAACTTCTGACTCTGCTGTCTCTTCGTTAGTAGTTTCGTTATTTTCCTCTTCTGACATTTTATTTTTAACCTCCTGTAATT